TGGTATTGGTAGAGTAGTATATAAAATAGATGAAGAAAAAGCATTTAAATTAGCAAAAAATCCTAAAGGTGTTGCACAAAATGAAACCGAATCAGGTATTGGGTATGATAATTATGCAAAAAGTATTGTAACTGAAGTTTTTGAGCATGATGATAATGGTACTTGGTTAGTTGCAGAATTCGCTAAAAAGGTTAGTGAAAAAAGAATTAAAGAACTTACGGGTATCCCAAGTCTTAATGATTTATTTTATTTTCTAAGAAACACTGTTGAATCAAATAAGGGTAGTCGTGGTCAAACTTATGGTCAAGACCAAGAAATGAAAGATTTTTTCTGGGAGAATGAATTTTCTTCAACATTAGTTGATTTTGTTGTAAATTATAATCAAGTCGAAGGTGATATGGGTAGACCAAGTAGTTATGGTGAAGTTAATCGTAGTGGTCAACCAGAAATTGTTTTAACTGATTATGGATTAAATGATGAAGTTTATAATACACATTATAGTCCACAGAGAAAGCAACAATATCAAATGTATGAAATGTTTAATTATGCTGATGGTAATGATGATATACTTAGTGATGCAGGTGGTGGAATGGATATTAGAAATGGTATGTGGGCACAAATGCCTTATAGTGTGAGTGATGGACATGGTGTTATCAACGAAAACTTTATACATTTTGTTTCAAATCGAAGCAAATATCCGAACAAACCTATATCAGGTCTTCCTGTTCTTGCTGATGGTTTTCATGAAGTTGTAAATAATATTAAACCAATACTTAAACTTGTAGAGAATAAGAAACAGTTTTACAGTAACTTATTAGAACTTCAAAACTATCTTACAGAACAAGGTTATTATGATAGAGACCCATTATTAAGTGAAGAATATATTATTAATGAAGAGAATACTGAAGTTGAATCAGATACATTAAATGATAAAAATTATTCAAATGAATTAGCAAATGAAGTTGCAGGTAAATTAGGATTGTCTTCACCAAGAAATATTGGTGGTGGTGGTAATGGTTTTGCATACGAAATTGATAGTAATAATGTATTAAAATTAACTACTGATATTAGTGAAGCCGATGCTGCATCAAAATTAATAAGAGGTAGACCTAAGTATATAGGTGAGATTTATAATTTATATAAAGTTGTTGATACCAGAACAAATAAAGCTATTTTTGCAATACTACAAGAAAATATTAATGATAAACCACTTGAAAAATTCAGAAAATATTGGGTAGATATTAGTAAAATTTTAATTGACACAACATTTGAAGACGTAATTGTTAAATCAACTAAACGAAATAAATTTGATTATAATCAATTTATTGAATTAGGTAAAAGAATTCTTACTGAAAATCCTGAAGCAAATGTTTCACAAATAGATAGAGAAGCAGCATATAATTATTTTGTTGGTTTAATGAATATTAGACAAGAATTAATTGATTTTGATATTAAATCTAATGATTATACTGTAATTGGAAATCAGGGTTATAAAAATGGTGTGTTAAAGTTTTTTGATGTAGGTGGATATCATAATATTCCTGAACCAAATATTAATGATGATGACGTTATTTCTTTACCTGAAGACGGTAGTGCTAAATTCAGTACTGATGATGCAATTGGTCAGGATGGTTTTCCTGCGTATAATACAAATGATACCTCTCCGAGTATTAATAATGATTTAGATGCTAATATCGCAATGTATGAAGACCTTGAATATAATCATGTAAAAGGTGATGCTACCGATGACGAATATATGTTAGGTGAGTCTGATTTACATTATAGTAAAGAAGACTATCAGAGAATCGGTGATGATAAAATTAAGGAATTTATTAAACATATAAATAATTACGCAAATCAAATAAAAAGTAAGCAATATTTAAGTGGAGAAGATTTAACAGATATAAAATTTTTGATATTCTCAATGCAATACAATAAAGATAGATATTCTGAATACATGGGTTTTAATACATATAATAGTTATTTTAAATTGTTTTATGATGAATTAAAAAGAACTAAGGTTATTGCTGAAGAACGAAACAAATCATTTGGTACTGGTTCAAAAACTGTTGATGTAAAAAAGAAATGTCGTATTGGTGGTTTAGGAAACACAAGCGTAGCGTGTAATCAAGGTGATATTAATAATTTAATATTGAAATCAATTAAAGAAGAAATTGAAAATAATTTGGAACTTAAAGAATATTTTAGTAGTCTTGTACCCATGAATGAAATTAAAATTAATATTGAAGAAGCAAGGAATTTAAAATAAAAATGACCCTTATTGAATATTTTGTTAATTTCTATACTATTTATATGTATGAAAATAAAATGGACTAATAATGATATTGATAAATTAATTAATAATTTCTCAAATTCTACTGACATTGAATTAATTGACTTATTTAATAATAGAACATTAGAATCAATTAAAGTAAAAGCAAAAAGATTAAAACTTCATAGAAATAAAGACATACAATTTAAAAATAGAAAGAACAGTCATATTGGTAATAAAAATGGAATGTACGGGAGAAAAAGTGATAAATTGGGGAAAACATATGAAGAATATTATGGTAAAGAGAAATCTGGTACAATTAAAAATAAATTATCTGTAAAAAAGAAAGATAATCGTAATTATGTTGGTAATAAAAATGGAATGTATGGAAAAATACCATATAATAAAGGAAAAACGACATCAAATGATATAAAAAATAAAATAAGTGTTGGAATAAAAAGATATTGGAATAATTTAACTGAAGTTGAATATAATAAAAGAAAAAATAAGTTAAGAGAAGATTGGATAAAAAAACGTAATAAATATTCTGAAATTGACACAATTCCAGAAAAGATTACCGAGAATTTATTAATTGAATTAAACATTCAGTATATAAAAAAGAAAAATATTGGATATTACAATTGTGATTTTATAATTGATAATAAAATTATTGAAGTACAAGGAGATTATTGGCATGCAAACCCAATAATGTATGAGAATCATGATAAAATTCAAGAAAAAAATTATAAAAGAGATAAAAGAAAATTAAAATATTTAAATAATAATGGATATTATGTTTTATTATTATGGGAATATGATTTAAAAAATAATATTGATTATTGTAGATTAAAATTAAAAAAATTTATTAAAAATGGGAACATTATCTAATTTTACTGAAAAATTAAAACAAGAACCATTTATTAAATCATTAATAAATGATTTGCATGGCGAAGTATATATTGTTGGGGGAATAATTAGAGACCTTATTCTTCATAAACCAAATAAGGATATTGATTTAATTGTTCGAAAAATACCAATCAATATATTAATAAATCAACTACAAAATTTTGGAAAAGTTGATTTAGTCGGAAAATCATTTGGAGTTTTAAAATTTATTGATAATAATGGTGTTGATTATGATATTGCCTTACCTCGTAAAGATAAACCTACTGGTGAAGGGGGACATAAAGGATTTGATATTCAAAGTGACAAAAATTTATCCATTGAAGATGATTTGATACGCAGAGATGCTAAAATGAATGCGATGGCACTTAATTTAAATACTGGCAAATTTATTGACCCATTAGGTGGACTTGATGATATTGAGAATAAACAAATATCTGCTGCAAATCCTGAAGCATTTAGTGATGACCCATTGCGTATGTTAAGAATGATAAGTTTTGCAAGTCGTTTCGGTTTTACTATTGAACCTAAGACTATGCAAATGATAATTGATAATGCAGTAAAAGTTACTGAAATTGCACCTGAAAGAATTTTGATAGAATTTGAGAAAATCTTAACTAAAGGTAATATTTTGACAGGTGTTGAGTTATTAATAACAACTGGTTTATTTAAACAAATATTTGGAAATGAAATACAAACATCTCAATTAGGTCGTAGAGATTTTAGTGTTGTAAAAACAATGCCTGAATTTCTATTTCTAATGATGAATGGTGTTGTTCAAAACCCAGCAGACTTTTATCTTAGTCGATTTAGTACTGAAGATGCTAAGAGAGATAAAACATATAAAGATTTACAGGCATTGGATTTTGCATTTAATTCAATTGACCAACAAATAACACCTGTTAAAGCAAGGTCAATTGCACATAATATGTATAAAATTGCTCCACAGACACTTGAAAGCCAGATTTTACCTCAAATTATTAGTAATGCTGCACAAGAATTACTACAAGGTAAATATCCAAAAACAGTTAATGAATTAGCTGTTAATGGTAATGATATTATGCAAAAAGGACTCCAAGGAAAAGCAGTTGGTGACATGCAGAAATCAATGTTAATTTGGATTTATGCTGATAAAATTAGGAATGACCGAGAAGAATTACTATCTTTGGTCAATAACAAGGGTAATGAAATTAAAGAGGGTTATGCTAATTATAGTGACCCTGTACAGACTTGGAAAATTAATGATAAAATAGTTGGGATTGATTTCTTTGTAAAAGAATATGATAAGTGGAATAATCAGGGAGGAAAGAATAGTGGTTATCGTAGTGCATCAAAAGAAAGTGTTTTAGAATTCCTTCAAAATAATTATGAAGATGAATCTACTGATGAAAAATTAAATAAACAATTATATTGGGCATTAACCGATAGAGATTTATTGGGAGAAGAAGAAGTGAAAAAAATAAGTTATAGTGGTGTTGTTCTCGATGATAAATCAAGAGCAAGTCTAATAAAAATATTTCAGCGAATGATACCTGAAGGTTGGGAAACAATTGCACATCATATGACAATAAAATTAGGTGCACTTGAAGACGGTAGTAATGAAAAGCAGGACATGGAAGACGGAACTGAAATTCATTTGAATGTTACTGATTATGCTATTGATGATAAAGTAATGGCAGTTGGTGTTAAAGGTTATTCATCGACAAATCCTAAACCACATATTACAATTGCTGTGAATCGTGCAGAAGGTGGTAAACCTTTTATGTCGAATAAATTAACTGATTGGAGAAAAATTGGTTTTTCATTTGACTTAACAGGAAAAATAACTGAAGTTTAAAATTGAAAAATTATGGCATCTTGGAAAGAATCATTAGATATTGGAGAAAAATTTGAGAAATTTATTGCAAATGATATTATAAATAAATTAGGTTTAAATGTAACAAAAAATGAAGTTGCTTCTAATTTAAAATTATATGATTTGACTGTTGAAAACGGTAAAACTATTGAATGTAAATGTGATGAAAGAGCAGAAGACACAAGAAATATCTGTATTGAAACACATTGTGATGATAATGAATCAGGTATTTTGACAACAAGTGCTGATTACTGGTTAATCACTGATAACATTCAGGGGTTTTTAATTAAAACATCTGAAATTAAGAGATGTATTGAAGAATGTCATACTTCTTTATACCCAAATAAACCAACTAAATTTCTTCACATGGTGAATTATCCTGTTAAACAGGAAGATAAGTCAGTGAAATTAATGAATTTTTATACAATACCTATTTGGTTATTTATTAAATATTGTTCAGAAGTAAGTGATATTAATGATATGAAATATAAAATTTTAAGATGAAAAGATTAGCTGTATATGATTTTGATGGAACATTAATTGATTCTCCAGAACCATTGGAAGGAAAACCGATATGGGAAAAGTATTATAATACTAATTACCCACATAAAGGATGGTGGGGTCGTAAAGAAAGTCTTGATACTAATGTATTTGATATTAAACCATTTCCAAGTATTCTTGCGAAACTTCAGGAAGACATGGCTGACCCAGATACCAGTACAATTATTTTGACTTCTCGTATGGAAAAACTTCGTCCTGAACTTGAAAATATATTAAAATTAAATAATATCAGTGTTGATGATTTAATTACTAAAAATGGTAGAGAAGATAAAGGTGATGTTATTTTAAAAATAGCACAATATAATTCAGACCTTCAAGAAATTGTAGTATATGATGATTTTGCAGGAAAAATGCCAAATAAAATAGCTGAATACACAAAAATAAATGATGAATTACCCGAAAACATTCAATATAATATATTTTATGTTGAAAATGGTAGAACGCAATTAATGGAATCCAGTAATATTTTACTTGAAACTGCCTTGTTGAAAATGATTCAAGAAGAACTTGGAAATATAAGTTTTTAATTTATGAGTATTTATAATAAAATTTCAACATGATTGATATGCGTTACAAACCAAGGTTTCTTCCACAGGTACATGCACCTTATGATATTATACTTCAAAAACTTGATGAAGAAGGTATAAATTATAGTATTGTTGAAGTAGACCCAAACGAGTTAGAACCATTACAAGGAATTACATTTAGTGACGATGTTGGTAATGTAAATGTTAATGACATGAATCCAATTTGGATTAGTTCTGACATGCAGGTTCTCGATGGTCATCATCGCATGGTCCGTGCCCTACTCGATAACTCACAAATTAAATGTGTTAAAATCGAAATGAATCATAAAGATGCTTGTCGTGTTTTAAATAAAATACAAGATATTTATGAGTATGAACAATCACAAGGATTGGAAGAAGTGGAGACTCAAGATGCAATTAATTTTTATCAAGAAGATGATAATCAATTTTTAAAATCCTTAGAAGAAGATAATATTGCACTTCAAACCGAAGCACCAACAAAAAATGAAAAAACAATTATTGGGTACAGGAAATCACCAATAAATAATAATTCGGTTGTTGGTAATTTTTTCACATTAAGTCCTGTTGAAGGATATGATAAGTACGAAATCGATTTTGAAAATTTAATGGATAGTAATGCCTTGGGTGTAACATATAAAGACGGTCAAGAGCCAGTAGATATTTTAGCGAAAAGTTGGTTTCCTAATATAAATTTTGAAAAATTAAGTACACAATATAATACACCGTCAATTAATTTAAAAACCAAAGCAATTGCCGAAAAAGCAATGAAAATGGGTTATGATGGTATTAAATATGGTGACACAATAATCCAAGGACTAAAATAAATAAGATATGAATAGTTATAAAATAACAAACATTACGAATCTTGTTGGGAAACGTGATTCTAAATTTAATACCGTTGTTGATATAGAATATATTGATAATAGAATAAAGAAAACAATTAAATTAAAATCTGGTGAAACAGTATATTTAACAGTTAGCTCCTTACCTTTATCAATACATAGATTAAGAGTTAAAAACTTAATTAGTATTAGTGAAATTAATGCTGTTGAACTTGCTAAAACAATGGATGATTTGAAACCTAAAACAACAGAAAAATCTAAGACTACCAAGAGACCTGTTGTTGTTGAAAAAAAAAGTGAATCCGTAGTTAAAGACATAAAGAAAACAATCAGTACTAAGAAAAAGGATACTGATGATAAAACAATCGATGATTAACGATTTTTTACTATTATAATTAAAAGTCAACATTTCTGTTGACTTTTTTTGTTTTAATTCAAGATTTCTTTCTAATATTCGTATTACCATATATAAAACAATAATAATCTATAAAAATTTATAATTAAATATGGACGGTAAAATCAGAATTTTATTCTATAACCTTGACGGTGCAGGAGTAAATTATTTTAGAACACAAACACCAGCACAAGAACTGGAAAGAAATCATTCAGATGAATTCTACGTAGAAATTAACCCACAATTAGATTTCAATGACCCAAATATAATTGAATATCTTAAAACATTTCATATTATTCATTATCATCGTCAATTCTTAGGTGATACTGCACAAATGTTGTTACTTGCAGAAGAATTAAGAAAATCAGGAACAATTTTAATTGTTGATATTGATGATTATTGGAAATTACATAAATTACATCCTTTCTATAATATGAGTCAGGAGAAAAAATTGCATCTTCCAATTATTGAAAATCTTAAAATTGCTGATTACGTTACTACAACAAGTGATTTATTTGCAAGTGAAATTAAGAAAGTGACTGGTAAAGATAATATAACTGTTCTTTATAATAGTGTTGACCCTACATGGATGAAACAATTTCAAAACAACTGGAAACCAGACCCAGATGGATTAGTTAGGATTAGCTATATGGCAGGTAGTTCTCACATGGTTGATGTTCAACAACTTAATACTGTTATAAATGTATTGAATTCTGACCCACAAACTAAAGGAAAATTTAAAATTATTATCGCTGGTTGGGATACAGAAGGTAGTACTACCGATATAACATTCAATCAAGAATTTAGTACTGAACTACAAAAATTGGGATTATGGACACATGATGTTGTAAAAGCAATCAATAAATCAAGAGGGGATGTTGACCAAATACCAAAAATTTCACAAGAATTAAAAGATAAATATAGAGATAAAGTTTTTAATTCAGAACAACGAGATATTAAATCTGAAGAAAGTGTTTATCTTGTTTATGAAAAACTTTTAACCGATAATCATAAAATTATTGAAAATCGGGATTATCTTCAATGGTTAATGAATTTTGAAAGAAATGTTAAATACAACAATGAAGGTAATTTCGGTAGAAGGTGGACTCAAAAAGCTAATACATACGCACAAGTATTGGATGAAACTGATATCGTGCTTGCACCACTTGCTGATAATGAATTCAATAAAATGAAATCTAATTTGAAACAAGTAGAGTGTTGGACACGTAAACTCCCTATCGTATGTTCAGACATTCCTCCATATAATGTTCATGGTAGACATATGGAAAATTGCATACTAATTCCAGCAGAAAAAAATGCTCATAAGTACTGGAAGAAGTACTTAAAAAAATTAATACTCGATGCTGATTTGAGAAAACGACTTGGTGAACAACTATATGAAGACTTTAAAGTTGATTATAATTTAGCTGATGTTACAAAAAAACGTGCTGAATTCTATAAGGCAGTAGTAAATAAGACTTTAGAAGTCTAATTATTTAAATAATAGTATTTATAAAAAATAATAGTATTATATAAAAATTAATAATTATGAAAATGTTGAAAAAAATTAGACAATTTATTGCAGACTTCTTGAAAAAAAGATATATTCGCAAAGAATTAGAATCGAACTTCGAATATTATAATAAAGACATGAATAAGCGCAATAGAGACAGACTTGATGTGTTGACCAATTCGCTATTTCATTCATCGAAAATAACTAAAACTGAAGTTCTTGATGCTGAAAGAAAACGTTTGGAACATCAAAATGAATTATTATTTGGTGACATTAAAAATGTTATTGATAAACATTATAAGGATAGAGAAGAAACTTTGAAAACAGAGAATTCTAAACTTGAAAGAAAGTTAATTGAAAAAGAAAAAACAATTAATAAAATTAAAGAAAAAATATCGACAGTGGTAAGTAAAAATTAATGAGAAAAATATTTCAAAACATCATACTTTGGATTTATCTAAAGATACATTCAATAATGTTTGCAATTAGCATTGCATTATTTAATACAGAACAAGAAATTCTTAAAGCAGACCCTAATAATGTGGGTGAGAGAAATAATCATACGCAGAGAATGCGTAGTCGTAATAAATTACTTGAGAAATTCTATGCGGGTCAAACCGATGAAAAATATGTTCAAGATTATTATGAAGTATTAAAAAAAGCAGATAAATTTATTAGAACAGCAACTCCACATCAAATGGCAGTTGCTGCCGATAAATATGGTACGAGCTACGGTATGAAAGACCGTTATGGTAGAAGATATGAGCACTATGGGTTCTTTGATGATAAACATAAAAACGCAGGTAAGACCCTTGGAGAAGTATTGACTGAAGAATTTGAAGAAAGACGTACAAAAGATGATGATTATGAAATAATGTATATTTTCAATAATAAACCAATTGAAGTTGGGTTAGCTAAAGTATTTGATGTTGTTGAACAGAAAGAAAATAGTGATGATTTTGAAGTCCGTGATTTAGAAAACCAATCTAAACAATTCCAGTTTCCAATTAAGGTCGAGCATGAAAATAAAGACATAATTAATAAGATTGAAGAACTAACTGAATTTTTACATGTAAAAAAAATCGGTTTTGAGTACAGGCAATTCGAATTTTTTGTATCTTTGAAGTTCAAAACATCTGAACTCGATGATGATTCTGATATTTTTAAGGAAATCATTGATGTAAAAGAAATCTTTATCCGTGACGAATACGGACAATTAATGGGTTTTACTGTTAATAAATATATTAAAAGAATAAATTATAACGATACCCACGAAGTATTAAAATTTGAAGGAATTGAAATGCAAATGATGGGATTTAATAAATAAAAAAATATGAGTGAATTTTTAGATAATTTAAAAAAAGCAGCAGATGATGGAATATTTAATTCCGAAGCAGCAAAAAAGATACTTGCAGTCAATGAATTGGCTGATGTTAAATTAGGTAATGGTAGTCCCGAAGACCTTGAAAAATTAAAAGAAAACCTTGAAAAACGTATAGGAGAAAGTGGTGTAACTAAATCAGTTACTGAAGAAGAAGTAATTGAAATCAATTCCGAATACGAGAAAAAAATGGAAGCAATTAAAAAGCAAGATGCGGTTAATGCACAATTAGCAATTCTAATTGAAATTGAAGACATGGTAAAAGCAAGTGTTGAAGACATGTTTAGTTTTACAGAAGAACTTGAAGCCAAGTTTGAAAAAGAATTTAAAGATGAAGACCCAATATTTGGTGACTTATCAGTGAAAATCGAAGAAATAAACTTGAAATATAAAACAATTATTAATTAAAAACAATTTAAAAATGGCAAAAATTGAAAAAGCGTCTGAAGACGTAGTAGGTCTTTTTGAAGGAGTTAGAGAAAAAACAAGTATTCCGCAATGGATTCAATTTGAAGTATTTTCGAATGAAAAACAAAAAGAACTTTATAAAATTAACAAGACAAATGATGTTACTGAGGTTCTTACTGAAGGGGTGAATTTCACAGTAGTTTTTAATGAAGAAATTCTTGATGGTCTTCCTGATGATATGAAGGAAATGGCTATTGTTGAATGTCTTACTGGTGTTTGTGTGAGTGAAAGTGATGTAGTTTCTTTAGAGAAACCAGATTTTGTTACACATACAGGTGTAATGAAAAAATATGGTGATGATTCTGTTATTCGTTTTAAAGAATCAGTAAAAAGTCTTTTTGATGTAAAAAAACAAAAAGAAGATGAAGAAAAAGCAATGACTAAAGGTAAACGAGGTAAAAAAAATAGTTAATTATAACTATTAATATAATGATACAAAAATCCTGACAATTATTTGTCAGGATTTTTTTGTTTATAAGTATTTATAGTAAATCAATTATAATGAATTCATATAATATAACATATCCTTTTAGAGACGATAATGAAACCAATAGTTTCATTCAAATGAATCAAGCAACAAAAAATTCATATAGTTCTAATTTATTATTATTGTTATTAACAGAAAAAGGTGAAAGATATTATGAATCAGATTACGGCACGAATTTATTAAAATATATTTTTGAACCTAACGATAGCTTAACATCGTCTCAGGTTGAAGAAGAAATTCGAGAAACTGTTTCATTATATATTCCTGAAGTAAAAATTACATCAGTAACTTTTAATTGGAATGAAAATGAAGACGGACGAAAAATATCTGATAATCAATTAAATGTTAATATTAAATTCACATATATTGATGGTTCGTTAACTGAACAAGGTAATATTGATTTAAATTTTTAAAATATAAAACATGGCGATAAATTCAACAACAAATGTAATTCAATACGGAAGTAGAACTTTCGGAGAAATTAGAACTGACCTGATTTCATTAATAAGACAAATGTATCCAGAAGTTCTTTCAGATTTTACTGATTCAAGTGTCGGTGCAATGCTTATTGATTTAAATGCTGGTGTAACAAATAACCTTAGTATTAATACAGATAGAGCATTTCAAGAAACTCAATTAGAATATGCTCAACAAAGAGCAAGTATTTTGAATATTGCGAAAAATATGGGATTTAATATTCCTGCTCGTAGACCGTCTGTTACTGTTGTTGATTTTAGTGTTGTCGTTCCTGTTCTTGGTAATGCACCTGATGCTAATTATTATCCTGTATTAGAAAGTGGTGCACAGGCATTAGGTGGTGGTAAAGTATTTGAAACACAATCAAATATTAATTGGAATTCTTTAATTAGTAATCTTGGTGACCCTAATCGTAGCATAGTGCCAAATTTAGATACAAACGGGATTCCTGTTAGTTATACTGTCACAAAAAGAGAAGTTGTATTAAACGGTGGAACATCAATATTTAAAAAAATTATTACAAGTAGCGATGTTATATCGTTTTTTAGTTTTACTCTTCCAGACCCCGATGTTATTGAGATTGAAAGTGTAATATTATTAGAAGGAACTAATTATAATACAAATCCTGATGTTGGCGATTTCAATAATTTCGAAAACAAATATTATGAAGTTGATTATCTTGCACAACAACGAGTTTTTGTTGAAGACGATGCGAGTTCAAGCGTAAATACCACTACAAATAATATTAAAGCAGCAAGATGGATTGATGTTACAAAGAAATTTATAAAAGAATATACACCCAAAGGTTATTGTAAATTAACATTTGGTTCTGGTGATTCTGATGTTAATGCATTTCAAGACGGTTTATTAAAAGAAGGTGTTAGTAATCGTTATTTTCTTGAAAACTTTTTAAATAACACGGCTTTAGGTGAAAAATTAAAAGCAAATTATACATTATTTGTTAAATATAGAACAGGTGGTGGTACGAATTCTAATATAGGTGCAAATGTATTGAAGCAACTTGGTTCATATAATTTAAAAGTTGTTGGTAGTCGTCAAGACATAAATCAGCAAGTTTTAAGAAGTTTAAAAATAACAAACCCAATTCCTGCTCTTGGTGGAAATGATGGCTTAAGTACAGAACAAATCAGACAATTAATTAAATATAATTTTAGTGCACAACAGAGAGACGTAACGCTTACCGATTATTTATTACAAATATATAAGATGCCCGGTAAGTTCGGTTCACCATATCGTGCAAATGCATTTAAAATAAATAATAAGGTAGTATTATCGATTCTGGGAATCGGTGCTGATGGTAAGTTATCTAATTCAAGTAATTCATTATTAAAAGCAAATATTGCAGAATATCTAACACAATTTAGAACAGTTAATGATTATGTTGAAATTAATGATGGTAAAATATTTAATCTGGCTTTTGAAATAGATGTGTATGTTACAAATACAGCTGATAATCAGATTGCAAATAGTATTATTTCTCTTGTTACTGAATTTCTTGATATTAATACGCATGAAATGAATCAAGATATTTTTCTTGGTAGACTTCAGAAAGAAATTCTAAATGCTAATGGTGTAATAAACGTTCTTAGTATTAAAGTATTTAATAAGGTTGGTAATCAATATTCGACAAATACTATTGCACAAGCAATAACAAATACCACTACTGGCGAAATAAGAATAGTGAATAATACAATTTATTCAACACAAGATTCTATGTTTGAAATTAAATATCCTGAAAAAGATATTAAAGTATTATTGAGGAAGAACGTTACTTAATGGAAAAAATAAAAAAGACAATATTACAAGCAGTAACTACAGGTATAACAGCATGTACTGGCACATCTGGTATATGTCATATTATTATACCAGATTTAAGTGCCGTTTATTATTTTAAAATTGGGTTGAAACAAAAAGCACATGATATGGGATTTTTTGATGCGTATGTTGTAGAAAATATCAACATTAATGAAAATATTAATAATAATATAGAACATGAACTACCACCAGATGAAGGGGATTTGGGGGGCGGTGAAATATTTTTAGTTTAATTATGATAACAGGTGGTACAGATAATAGTAGATTAGTTGAGTTAAAGAAATATGCCGTTGGCGTACCCTTTATTCAACAATATCGTAGTGGTGGTAGCTGGACTACCGATGGTGTAGATTATGCAAATTCACCTGCAATCGAATATGTAGTTTATTATATCGGTGGAATCCGATATGTTGACGAAACATTAATTGATGGTGTACACACTACCTTTAGTTTTGCATCTCAAGGAATATCTGAACCCAATTTTATTGATGTACCATACTATAAAAACCCAAACAAAGAGAAAATTATAAGTAATCCTAAAATTAATGATGATGTATTTATAATAAGAAGCGATTTATCAGCATTTAATAATAATTATAGATTAGAATACATAAGAAATTTAGTTGACCTTACCACATATGCTGGTGGCAGATACTTTAATATAATAAATAATACGTAAGATGGCAACAGGAATTTATGGAACAACAAGACCCGCAGATGTAAGTGTCGATGATATCGATGTTTATTATAATTATACTCCTAATAGAGAAACGATTAATAATAACATTTATAAATTAAATTCTTCAGAGATTTTATCTTATAATTATTTACCTGATGACGAACAAATTGTTGGTAATGAAAATCTTTTAGAAGGATTATACAATTTAAGATTACCTGCGACAGTTTTTGGGCAATTGGGTTTGTATACAATTTACATCAAACCTAAAAAATTTAATACTACAATCGTTGATTGTAGTGTGTTATCATCATTACCAAGTGTTAAAGGAATTGTACTTGATATTAATGATTTACCTGAAAATCTAAGGACAAATAATTCATTACAAGGTTATCGTATTGAATATATTGATTCTGTATCAAATGACAAAATAAGAAATGTTGTTCGTTATGTAGTAACTGCTAATAAAGTTGTTCCTGTTAGTGAAAATGTTGGAAATACAAGTCAAAAAGCAATTAGATATCGATTTGATAATAGTGGCACATTATTATTTCTACAACTTACTCCAAGTAGCTCAAGTGATGTTAAACCAAATGCATCTCCGTTTATCGGAACACCAGACCAAATGATAATTATATCGAACACATTTTTCTCACCATTAGTTGTTGAAGTTGAAATGGTTCAAAACACAATTGATACGTTGACCAATTTTGTTGCTGGTGAACAAGTTAAGGACATTGATAATGGAATTTTAACTTATTATGATAAAGACAGAGTAATTACAAGACAATTTAATATCTATGAAATTAAAGATGATGTTGGTGACGTACCACTTTATGAAGTTAAAGAAAGAAGAACAAATATTGACGAAACCCAGAACTTTGATGACGTTACTGGTGATGTTCAATAACTAAATAAATTTAATTAAGAATATCCCAATCTAATGTATTGGGATTTTTCTTTTTATCGTATTTATAGTAAATCGTAAACTGTGGCTAAATATAAAGTAGTAAAAACCCAACTCAATCAGAACTTAAATGGAGAATATTTTAATGATACTCCGTCTAATACAATATTTTCATTTGGAAAATTTTTTGTTACAACAAATTTTGATAATAAAGTAACAACTGATTATGCAAATACCTTAAGTTCTTTTGTTCGTCCAGTTACGTTAGAGACGATGGGCGTGTCAGAAGTTCAATCTGAAATAATTCAATCTTATACAACAAATGCCGTACTTAATCTTGATAAATCAGATTTAAACACTTTTGTTAGATATGGTTCTGCATATGAATTTATAAGGGTGTCGATTCAGAATATCATTATGGCATATCCGGGAAGTTTATTTGCTAATTCACAAAAAATACAAGGTGGTAACTACACATATCAGGGATATAATTATGATGAAATATTAAATATTTCAACGTTCTATATATCAACTGGAACTACAGTAAATACTTTTGGTTTAGTTCTAAATAATGGTAATACAAGCATACCTGATGATAATGAATTAAAGAATTTAAATATTTCGTATAATAAATATGTGATTTGGTCAAGTCTTGAACCAAATAATTTATATAAAGTTGTTGGTTATACTGGAAATACTGTAAATAGTTCTGACCAATTTAAACGAGATTTCTTAAGACTACAAGTTGAAGGTAATCCTTTCGAATTAATGGGAACTGGACTTACAGGTATACTTGATTTTCATATGAGACCAAATAACGTAATTTTTGAAGAATTCAGAGCATTACTCAATAATTATGAAAATAATATTGTTAGTAAAAGAGTAGGTTCTGATGGATTTAGTTTCGTTTTAAAAGACCCGACATTACTTGAAGATGGAAAAATAATATATAGTGATTCTCAGGTTATTTGGGCAACTGGTGATGGATATAATGTTGATGTTAATACACCTACTTATCAAAAATTTTTAACAATTGCATTAACAATTGGTGCTAAGTATGATAAAATAAAAACAGATTTAATTTCAAGATTTTTAACACCTTCTTCACTTAAAACATATGACCTTACTGAAGAAGGAAAAGTAAATAAACTTTTAAGAATCTATGGAAGAGAATTCGACCAAATAAGACAATTTATTGATTCATTAGTTAATATTAATAAAATAACTTATGATAAATTAAATAATGTCCCTGACCAAATCGTAAAAAATATGGCAAATACATTCGGTTGGGATTATTTTTCTTTAGTGAATGAAAGTGAGTTAGTTGAGGGTTTTCTTACTGTTGATGACACAGAAAGAGATTTAAATGAAGACATATTACCAGCAGAAATTGATGTTGAATTATGGAGAAGAATTTTAAATAATACAAGTTATTTCTGGAAGTCTAAAGGTACTCGTCAAGCAATTAAATCAATGTTTTTATTGATTGGTATTCCAGAACCTTTTATTAATATAACTGAATATGTATATACTGTTGAAGGAAAAATTAATCCTAATACAGTACCATTGGCTCAAGATGATTTTCCTTCAAATTCATTACCTTATGATACTGAAGGTTATCCAGTTGCTCCATTAGAAACCAATGATTTTTATTTTCAAATTAGTGGAAATACTGATGCTGGTCAAGCATATCTTGATGTATTTCGTATGGCTGGTTTCAACTTAAAACAAACTCCTGATAATAAAAAGTCATGGGTTCAAACTGGTACAACTACAAGAGTTCATTATAGTACTCCACAATATTATCAAGAGGATAGTAAACTTGTAATTAATACGAAAGAAGTTGATGTTGCACTTGATACTGCACGTGGTATTGAATATGATGTTTATAAATATATTCAAAAAGATTTCGCTGCAAATTCAAGTGGATATACATTACCATATTCATATGTAAACATATCATTACCTGTTGTTGGAAGTCAAAATACTTTCAACCTACCTTTTAATGTTAATGAAATACAAGGTGATTTTGAAGTAAGATATAATGGAATATTATTAAATGCACCTACAGTTAGCGGTGTAACGAATTTAGCTGAAGCTGATTATACCGTCTCTGGTAATCAATTTACAATTACTACTGGAACTGCAATCAATTCTGGTAATCGAAGAGATGTTATTCAAGCAACATTAATTGCTACAGGTTCTACTGGCATTGCTATTAGTGGAATTACTGTTGATTATATAGTAACTCGTGTTAAGGCAAACCTAACTGGAACTTATGTTCCATTACCAAGTTTTCCACGTGGTGATGTGCAGGTAACTATAAATGGCATTGCTCTTACTAAAGGAACTTCTCAGTTTGTTGCAGACTATATTTTAGACCCAGCAAATTCAAGTGGTGGGACAAATCAGATAATAATTCAGAATCCCGATGTTATTTCATATTTAAATGATAATCCTGATGTGCAAATATCTTATGTGGAAGTACAAGGAAGTAATGATATTAATTTAAGAAGTGAAGTTATTAGAGTTGATAGTTTTAATTCAAGTAAAATTTATTTTAATAATAGTGCAAATAAATATGTATATAAACTTAATTATAAAGTAAATAATGCTAAAGAAGTTAAGTTTTTAATTGATGGAATTGCATTAGAACCACTTACTGATTATAATATTAATGTACAAAACCCTTACGAAATATTCTTACCAAAAGGCATTAGATATGGAACTGTAATTAGTGCATATTATCTTGTTGGTGGTAGCGGTGCGTTTTCACCAGTAGTTAATGATTCATTTGGTCTTGGAGATATAAGTCAATTATCATTTCTTGAATTTATTGAATTAATTCAACGAAAAATGATTAACGCTCGAAACAGAAAAGTAGTGACTGATTTTAAAGGTGGTTGGTATCCATCATTATTGAGACTTTATGAAATATATTTAGAAAGAGCATTGCTTTTAAGTAGTAATCCATTACAATCAAATGGATATACATTTGAAAATCTTTATCCGTTTTTAAGTAAATATAATGCCTTCTTTCAAAGGTTTGTTGACCAATTATTGTCTGCAACAATTATAATAAGAAGAGGTGGGTTATTAATTAGAAATAGTGTTTTTACAAAACAAAAACATTGGTATAAAAGAGGCGTGAACGTTGCTGACCCAAATAATGTTGGTTATGATATGAGAGGTAATTCTTCAGTTCAATATTTTGGAGATGATGGAAGTAAATTTCAAATTATTCAAGAAATTGCTCCACCTCCTCCACCGCCACCACAATTATATGTCGAAACCACACCTGCTACTCTTGGTAGCATAATAACTGGCGGTAAAAATATTATTGGTCATGATATTTTAACATCATATGGAATTGAATATAATACTACTTGTTATACTAGTCATTGGACTAGATTAGTAACTAATGGTTCGCTTTCAAATAATAGTTTTACTACAACAATTCCAAGTACACCACCAGATTTAACATATAATTTTAGAGCATTTATTCAATCAGGAATTTATGGGTATACTGGAAATACCGAAAATTTTACAACACCACCAGCAGTAGTAACTCCAACAATTAACACAAAAATAGGTTCACCATCTACTACAAGTATTAATTATACTGGTGGTATTAATATTATTGGAAATCTTGAAGTTCAATATTATGGTATGCAATATAGAAAAACAAATCTAATTACACCTAATCCTTGGATATTATATCCAAACCCACCAATAAATGCTAATGAAACTCCATTACAATCAGATTGGTA